CAACCACTCGACCTATATAGATAAGATAAGATAAGGCCTCCCTACAGCTGGCGGGTCAAACTGGACCGCCAGCTGAGGGGGTATATAAAGCATGTTAAAAAGACTTAGAAATATTCAGACGCACAAATAGACACACACACAAGGAGTAAAAGAGAATTCATGAGCCGCACACGAAATTGGTGTTTCACAATATTCACAGAAGATGGAGACGGAGAAGCTTCTGCCCATTACGATCCCAACACGATTGACTGGTTGTCCGCTACCCCTCAAGTACGCTACGTTGTCGCCGGACTTGAAGTTGCGCCTACCTCAGGACGCCTTCACTGGCAAGGCTATATCGAGTTACAACATCCTGCAACTCTTGTGTCATGTAAGAATTCTCTGGGGACTGATAAAGCTCATTTGGAAATTCGAAGGGGAACCAGAAATCAGGCTATTGCGTATTGCCTCAAGCAAGATTCAGCAGCTCAGGGTGAACCTGAAGGCAATGAGCCTAAAATTATATTCACCTGGGGCGACGATAACCCTCAAGGCACAGACGACATCTATGATGAAGTCCTGTGTCAGACAGACGTTAACACAGCTATACAATTCATTAAGCGAGTCAGGCCACGTGACTACTGCATTTTCGGTCAGCAACTACACACAAACTTGGAACGCCACTTTACCAAGCCTAAAGCCTACGACAGAGGCACTAGACAGTATAACTTGCCATTTCTGCCAGATCATGTACTGGAGACCAAGGCGATATACATCAACGGTCCGGCTGGTTCGGGGAAGACCAGGTGGTCAGCCGATCACTTCGAAAACCCATTGCTGGTTAGCCATAAAGACGACCTCAAACGACTCGCAAAAGGAAGCTACAACGGCATCATATTCGACGATTTCAACATCAGTCATTGGCCGATCGGTGCAGTAATCCACTTATGTGACTTGGAGTGGGATAGAAGTATAGATGTTAAACATGGAACTGTTACGATACCAGCCCAGATGCCGAGAATATTTACTAATAATTTATCATTTGATGAATGGTGTCCCTCTGGATTAACAGAGGAACAAAAAAATGCATTGCGTCGTAGGATTCATGTTATAAATGTTCATGTTCGTTTATTTGAATAAAAAGATATTAAACCTCAAAGATATTATACTCATATATTACAAGTTTGCATAAGGGTGTCAACCTCATCTACATCAGCATACTTAGTTATAGAATTCAATGCATCAGGCAATTTTTTTACAATATTTTTTTCCGGCACTTGCGGGACCAATAAATCAATACAAGCACCAGCAAACTCGAAAGTAAGATAATATTTAACGTGAAGATTAGTACTGAAAGACCAGGTCAGTGGCTTGTTATCATGTTGAAGCCCACTTGAAACACCCAAGTCAGAATACTTGATAAGATAATCATCAAGTGGCACCACGGTGCCAGCAGGAACACTCTTCAATAAAGTTGTTTTGATGTCAGAGCCAAGAGCCTCCTTGTTAATCGGGAACGGCTTCTGACGAGCAACTAAACGTTTGGTGATAGTCCTAACGGCTTTCCTCTTCGGAAATCGCTTAGCCAAGAAACGACGGGATCCAGTACTTGTAGCGTGGTGGTATCGGTTGAATTTTCCCTTTCGTGTGTGATTAACAAACCGACCTCGTTTGCGTAGATAAGATTTGGTTGTTGACTTAAGCCTATAGTTAGAGTTAATAGCACCACGCTGAACACGGCGACGTATATGAAAACCTCCGTAGTAATAACCACTTGTGGGACGCTTCCAGTCGTAGGGTGATAACCCAAAGTAAGCAGGGGACTGGTATTTGCGTTTCTGATAGAACTTGCTTCCATAGCCCATCGCGAACGAATGATACAACTGCTGGCAAGAGCGGTCTTATATACC